GCCTACACGACGCTCTTCCGATCTGCATACGGCCAACCGTCTTACATCATGGAGCTGACGCCGGCCTTTACGGACGTTATCGTCAAGAGGTACATCAGAATAACTGGCAACACAAACGTCCGCTGCGTCCGTCAAGGCAAGGAGCTCCCGCGGGAGGCCATCGCCGAGATCTTCGAGCCCGACGACGAAGGAGGTGAGCAGGAGTGACGCCCTGAAGAAATGAACGACCAACCCAAAACCAAAAGGATCAAGGAACGGCTGCACAGGTACACGGCCCTGCTCAGGGACATCGACAACCAGCGCGAGCGCCTCGACCGCATGGAGGCCACGATCGGCAGCCCGTCCGGGCCTGACCTGTCTGGTATGCCACGGCCGCAGGGCGGCGTCTCCAACCCCGTCGCCGCTGCCGTCGAGAAGAGGATGGAGCTCGAGGCGAAGATCCGGCAGAAGGAGGCCGAGGAGAAAGCCGAGCGCCGGGCCATCGAAGCCATGACCGAGCTCATGGACGACCCCGACGAGCGCCTGACCATCCAGCTCAAATATCTCGACCGGGCCGAGTGGCCGGACGTCACCTTCGCGCTGTATGGCAACCGCCCCGACTTTGCGGACAAAGCGGACGCCTACCAAAGGAGGATGTACCGAGTCCACGGCCGGGCCCTCCTGAGCCTCGCCGAGATCGAGGCCGAAGTGAATGACAGCAAATGACACTAAAACGGAGCGAATGACATTGAAAGTCACACCGGCCCCGTGCTATTCTGTATCATACGAAAGACCGACGGACGAAAGCCGCACACGCGGCCAACGCCCAAAGGCCAGCCAGCCAACAACCAAAGAGAAGCCGCAAGGCAACCGAGCCGTCGAGCGTACACACGCCCGGCGGCTTTTCTATGCCCTGAAGGAGGTGAGCCAGTGGCAAAGGGATCCATCACCATGCGCGTCGAGAACCTTCAGAAGCTCCTCGACCAAGTCCAAGAGATCGACGAGAAGGGCCGCAAGGCCGTGAAGGCCACGGTCAGAGACGTCAAGAGCCGCGCCCCGGGCTGGATCGCTCAGGAGGTGACGCAGGTCTACAACATCAAGAAGTCGGAGATCACGCCCTCCAGCGGCAAGGGAGCCAAGCCGAAGAAGATGGCCGGCAGCATACAGGTCAGAGGCGAGACCATCGAGGAGATGACGATCACCTACTCCGGCCGGCTGCTGACCCCTGTCCACTTCGGCATGACGCCCAAGACCCCACCAGCGGGCAAGAGCTACACGCTGAAGATGCAGGTCGTCAAGGGCCAAAAGAAAGTCATCGGCCGCTACAAGAACACACGCACGCCCGGGGGCCCATACTCCGAGCGCTCGCACAATATCCTCATGGGCACCGGCAACACCAAGGTCGACGGCGTGGGCTACATTCCATTCCAGCGAATGAGCCGCACCCGCACCGACATTCAGAAGTTCACCACCATCTCGGTGCCGCAGATGATAACCAGCGACAAGACCAGCGAGAAGATCATGACCAGACTCCAAGAGGAGACGGCCAAGCGACTCCAGCACAACCTCGACCGAGCCCTCGGCAAGTAGGGCCACACCAAGGGCCGCCGCAGGGCCACACAGCGGCCCACAGGACGCGCGAAGCGACGCAGCCGACCCGACGGACGGCCAGCCAAGAAAACGCGCCACAGAGACCGCCAGAGCGCCGCACACGACGTCCAGACGCGCCGAAGGTACTGTGACGCGACCGATCGGCATGCGGTGCTGGCGAGCCCAAAAAACGCACAGACTCAGAAAAATTTTTTCGGTCCGTTTCGTTTCGCCTGAGAGGCCGCTGACCTTAATGATGGATGCGGCAGAAAGGAGGAGCGCCGTGCCAAACGCCACCAACACCAAGCTCGTCGACAGCAAGACCATCGCGGCCATCTTCGGCGTGGATCCCCGCCGTGTGCAGCAACTCGCCAAGGAGGGTATCATCACCGCCACCAAGGACGGGCACGCCAACCGCTACGACCTGCTGCCGACGATCCAGAAGTACATCCGATACCTCAGCGACAAGGCCAACGGCCGCGAGCCGTCCAAGAAGGACAGCGAGATCGAAGCCCGCCGGCTGGAGGCTGAGGCAGACCTGAAGCGCAGCAAGGCCGACATGGCCGCCCTCCAGCTCAAGGAGCTCGAGGGCACGATGCACCGCAGCGGGGACGTCGAGGCCGTCATGACCGATCTCGTGTATAGCATCAGGTCGATGCTCGTGGCCCTGCCGGGCCGTCTGGCCGTCGACGTCGTGGCAGCTCAAACAGCAGCCGAGGCGTCCGAGATCATCCGGGCCGAGGTCTACAAGATCCTCGAGGAGCTGGCCGCCTACAAATACGATCCCGAGGAATATGCGCGGCGGGTAAGGGATCGGGAAGGCTGGAGCGACCTCTCCGATGACGCGGACGACTAAAAAAGCCGCCAAGCTGAACGCCGCCATCTCGGGTGCGGTCAAACGCTTCGCACCGCCCGAGAGCTTGACCGTGGACGAGTGGGCTGACAAGCACCGCCGCCTCTCACCCGAAAGCTCGGCCGAGGCCGGGCCGTGGCGTACCAAGCGCACGCCGTACCTCGAGGAGCCGATGAAAGCCTTCACGGATCCCAAGGTACACAAGATCGTCATGGTGGCAGCCTCGCAGGTCGGCAAGTCCGAGCTCGAGCTGAACATCATCGGCTACATTATCGACCAAGACCCCGGCAGCATCCTCTACGTCCACCCCACGATCGACGACGCGAGGAAATTCAGCCGGCTGCGCGTGGCTCCCATGATCCGCGACAGCAAGCCGCTGAAGGCCAAAGTCCACGACGTCAAGGCGAAGGACAGCGGCAACACCATCCTCCAGAAGTCCTTCCCCGGCGGTATGCTCACCCTGACTGGCTCCAACAGCGCCTCGGCACTGGCCTCCACGCCCGCCCGCTACATCATCGGCGACGAGCGTGACCGCTGGGCCGTCAGCGCCGGCACTGAGGGCGACCCGTGGGCTCTGGCCGAAGCTCGTCAGGCGACCTTCTACAACGCGAAGGCGGTCGAAGTCTCGACCCCGACCATCAAGGGCGCCAGCAACATCGAGACCAGCTTCTACCAAGGCACACAGGAACGCTGGTGCCACCGCTGCCCGGAGTGCGGCGAGTATCACGAGATCGTTTTCGACGACATCAAGTTCGAGCCCGAGGCCACGAGGATCCGCGGGAAAAAGACGTGGAAACTGAAGGGTGGCGTCTCGTGGGCCTGCCCCGGCTGCGGCTGCCTGATCCCCGAGGAGACCATGCGCCGGCAGCCGGCCAAGTGGATCGCAGAAAACCTCGACGCCTATGCCAAGGGCGTGCGCTCCTTCTGGCTGAACGCCTTCAGCTCCCCGTGGACGCCATGGCAGAAGATCGTCCTCAAGTTCCTCGACGCGCAGAACGACCCGCAGCGGCTCAAGGTCGTCTACAACACCCTGCTCGGCCAGCTATGGGAGGATCGCGGCGACCTCGAGGACGAGGACACCATGCTCGCCCGGCGCGAGGACTACGGCACGCGTCCGGACGGCACCCCTGTGGAGCTGCCCGACGGCGTGCTGGTGCTGACCTGCGGCATCGATACGCAGGACAACCGCCTCGAGTATGAAGTGGTCGGCCACGGCCACTACGGCGAGACGTGGGGCATCGTCAAGGGCTACATCATGGGCCGCCCGGACACCCCGGAGGTCTGGCAGCGCCTCGACGACGTGATCGACCACGTCTACACCTTCAAGAACAGCCGGGGCCTGCGGATCTCCATCACCTGCGTCGACTCCGGCGGCCACTTCACCCAAGAAGTGTACGAAGCCTGCCGGGCCCGCATCCACAAGCGCGTCTTTGCTATCAAGGGCAAGGGCGGCGACGGGATCCCCTTCGTCTCCCCGCCATCGAAGGTGCCGATCCGCGACAACAAGAAGATCACCTGCTGGCTCTACACCCTCGGCGTCGACGCCGGCAAGGCGTCCATCATGGCGAGCCTCAAGGTGCAGGAGCCCGGCCCGAGGTATTGCCACTTCAACCGCAACCCCGACGCCGGCTATGATCTCAACTTCTTCAACGGCCTGCTCTCCGAGAAGCTGGTGCCCAAGCACACCAGCCGCGGCGACCGCTGGGCGTGGGAGAAGCTGCCCGGCCACAACCGCAACGAGGCGCTCGACTGCCGTGACTATGCGATGGCCGGCTTGAAGATCATCAACCCCGACATGGACGCCGTCGAGCGACGGCTCAAGGGGCTCGAGGAGAAGCCGGCGCAGCAGCGCCAGCCAACCCGGGCCAAGACAAAGCGCAGCAAGGCGGCCAACGCCTTCGACGACTGGTAAGGAGGACACCACATGAAAACACGCGCAACAATCGAGGCGGAGCTCACAGCCAAAAGGAACCGGCTCGAGCTCTACCTGAAGCGAGAAGCCGAGATGCTGGACGGGGGCGTCCAGAGCTACGGCATCGGCTCCCGCAATCTGGCAAGGTACAACACCGACCTCAGCCAGATCCGGGCAGCCATCAAACAGCTCGAGGACGAGATTGCCAACCTCGAGGGCGCCCTGAACGGGCAGAAGCCCCGCAAGGCCGTGGGGGTCGTCCCCCGCGACTGGTAACATCGGAAAAGAGCCCCGCCCGGGGCTTTTTTCATAGGCAGCGGGCCGGGAATTTTCGCTCCTTTACTCTCGCGGCCCCTTGCCATCTTCTGAAAGGAGGTGAGCAACATCAACAAGAAGAAACGCAACAGCCGACCGCAGAGCGGAAGGCAGCAGTCGCGCCCTGTCAATAAGGGCTACGGCGACGCCGGCGCGAGCTGGCAGAAGAAAGCGACCAAGGGCTTCAGGGCTATGAGCGGCAGCCCGAAGGAGGACATCGACGCCAACAACGCGACCCTCCGACAGCGCGCCCGTATGCTCTACATGGCGTCCCCGATCGCCACCTCGGCCATCAAGACCAACCGCACCAACGTCATCGGCGTCGGCCTGAAGCTCCAGAGCCGGATCGACCGCGAGGCCCTCGGCATGGATCAGGAGGCGGCTGACCTGTGGCAGGCAAAGACGGAGCGGGAGTTCGCCCTGTGGGCCAACCGAAAGGCAGCCTGCGACGCCACCGGCGTGAACAACTTCTACGCCATGCAGCAGCTCGCGCTCGCTTCGTGGCTGGTCAGCGGCGACGTGTTCGCTGTCATCAAGCAGTACGACCCCACGCCGACCATGCCCTACTCACTCAGGATCCACCTCGTCGAGGCTGACCGAGTAGCAACCCCAACAGCCGCCGGCATCACGACCCCGCTGCTGGCGACCACCGGCAAGGCGACCAACGGCAACACCATCTACGACGGCGTCGAGGTCAACCCCAACGGCATGATCGAGGCATACCACATCCGCAACACCTACCCCCTCGAGCTCGGCACGGCGTCGACCAAGTGGACGCGCGTCAAGGCATACGGAGACCGCACTGGCCTCCCAAACATCTTGCAGGTCATGGACTCGGAGCGGCCTGACCAGTACAGAGGCGTCAGCTATCTGGCGCAGGTGATTGAGCCGCTGCTCCAGCTTCGCCGGTACACCGAGAGCGAGCTGACGGCCGCGATCGTCGAGAGCTTTTTCACCGCCTTCGTGAAAACGGAGGCCGGCGCGTCCGACAACCCGTTCAACGAAGTGGGGAGCAGCCTGCCAGAGGTGAGCCGTGACCCCAATGAGTACGAGATGGGCCCCGGCCAGATCAACATCATGGAGCCCGGCGAGGACGTCGTATTTGCCGACCCGAAGCGGCCGGCCAGTGGCTTCGACTCGTTCCTGCGTGCCATCTGCGAACAGGTGGGCGCTGCGCTCGAGATCCCGGCCGACCTGCTGCTGAAGTCCTTCAACAGCTCGTACAGCGCCAGCCGTGCGGCCCTGCTGGAGGCGTGGAAAGCCTTCAAAATGCGCCGCGAGTGGTTTGTCGCTGACTTCTGCGCCCCGATCTACGAGATCTGGATGGCCGAGGCCGTTGCCCGTGGCCGCATCGACGCCCCGGGCTTTTTCACGGATCCGGCAATCCGCGCCGCCTATCTCGGCGCCGAATGGATCGGCCCGTCTCAGGGCCAGCTCGACCCGGTCAAGGAGATCACGGCCGAGATCCTCGCAGTCGGCGAAGGCTTCAGCACCCGCGAACAGAGCACGATCCGGCTCAACGGCGGCCAGTGGGACGCCAACGTCGACCAGCTCGCACGCGAAAACGCCAAGCTCTCCGAAGCAAATGCCGCCCTTCAGGGCAGCAGCTCCTCCGGCGCCGACAGCACATCAGGCGCAACCGAGCCCGGCGTGGTGGCTGCGCTGCGGAACGAAATCATCAAAGCACTCAAGGAGGACGAACACCATGAAAGCAAATAACCCGCCCCGCTGCATCGCGGGGCCTGCCCCTGCGCCTCCTACTGGCGGCAAGCTCCAGAAGTTCTGGAACATCGCCAGCACCGGCGACGACACGGGCGAGATCCTGCTCTACGGAGACGTCATGAGCAGCCAGCCGATCGACTGGTGGACGGGCGAGCCTGAGCCCGGCCTCTATATCACCCCCGAGGGCTTCCTCGAGGATCTGGCCGCTGTGAAGAACAAGAGCAACATCACCATCAAGATCAATAGCTGCGGCGGCGACCTCTACACCGGCATCGCTATCCACAACGCGATCAAGGGCCTGAGCGGCACCAAGACCGTCGTCGTGGAGGGCATCGCTGCCAGCGCGGCCAGCGTCATTATGTGCGCCGGCGACGAGGTGCAGGTCTACCCCGGCAGCATGGTCATGATCCACGGCGTCAGCGGCCTGCTGTACGACTACTACACCCTCAGCGACCTGAAGAAGCTCCAGAAGGACTTCGACGCCAGCGAGCGGGCCATCGCGGAGATCTACCACGCCAAGACCGGCATCGAGGTCGACCAGCTCCGCAGCATGATGACCCGCGAGACGTGGATGGTCGGTCAGGAGGCAGTCGACAACGGCTTCGCCAACACACTGCTCGACGACGCGGGCCCGTCTGCCGCCCTGAGCGCAGACAAGAAGGTGCTCCTCGTGGCTGGTATCAGGCACGACGTCAGCAACTTCAGACACATCCCCGGGGCGATCCCGGTCAACAACAGCATCCACGCCGCTACTGCGGCTGGAAATAAGCCGGAGACCCCGGCCATCAAAAACGAAGGAGGAAACAAACCCATGACCCTCGAAGAAATGAGAGCGCAGTACCCCGACCTCGTGGCTCAGATCGAGCAGCAGGCCGCCGCGACTGCAAGAACGGAGGCAATCACGCAGGAGCGCGAGCGCCTTCAGGCCATCGAGAGTATCGAGGCCAGCGTGGGCGACGCGCAGCTCGTCCATGACGCCAAGTATGGCGAAAACCCCTGCACCGCTGAGCAGCTCGCTTTTCAGGCTATGAAAAAGCAGGCGGCTCTCGGGATCAAGCACCTGAAGGACAGCGCGGCCGACAATGCCGACTCTGGCGCTGGCGACGTCGGTGCTGCTCCTAACGGCGGCGAGGAAGGCAGCGAGACCGACGACAAGGCCAAGGTGGACGCCATCGTCGGCATTTACAATTCCACCAAGACCAGCAAGGGAGGTAAAAACTAATGAGCAAGAGACTCGACGAGAACATCGGCGCCGTGGAATACGACGGCCTGATCGTCAACAACGTGCCCGTCG